CACGTGCGTGCCCCACTCCGGGACGTCCACCCACCACGGGTAATAGCCGGGGGCGGTCCAGAAGTTCGGGAACGCCTGCCCCTCCGGCCGGTTCTCGTTAGTCAACGTGTGCACCGTCCCGGACGGCACGTTCCACGCGAACAAGTGCCGCTCCTTACGCGGCACTGCCACCACCCGCAGGTCCGTCACCTCACTGGTGGCGTCGAACGACTCACCCGCCTCCAGATCGATCCGCGCCAACGGCAAGTACGGGCGGGACAGCCCGGACAGGGACGACACCAGTCGAGGAGTCACACCCATTTCCTGGCCGTGGTACTGCGGGTCGGTGACCTCCACGATCACGTAATGCGTCGCACCACTGGACCCAGCCGGCGGTACTTCAATCAGAGCGTCGCCGTCCATGGCCGTGTTCGTCACGCTGTAGGACTCCCGGCGAGACTCCACCGCAATAGACCCACCACCAGGCAGGATCCCCGCCACACCGGGCGACCCATCTACAGCGACCACTTTGAGGTCTTCGGGCCCGTCGATGCCGGTGGCGCCCTTGGTGGTGGCGAACACCTGCCGACGCAACTGGGCGCCAGTGATCGTCGCGCCATCGACGGCGTAAGGGTCAAGGAATCCCATGGTGTGCTCCTCAGATCGAGTAGTAGCCGGGGCGGTGGGTGAGTGTCATCCGGGCGGTGCCGGTGGCATCCGTGCAGCCCCAGGAGATCTCTTGCTGGCCTGGTGACAGGCGTGCGGTGAGGAACCGGCCACGAGCCGCCCCCGCGAGGCTGCGCCCGTCGGAGCGGGTGACCGTGCTCGCGCGAGTATCAATGGTGGCGCTCTGGTCCCACGCCAACGTCGCGTCCAGGTCGATACGCCACCCCGCACCCTGCGCCCAAAAACCCGACGCGCTGCCCGTAGCCGGGCCATAGAACGTCACCTCGAACGGCACCGGCGCATCCCCGCCCACGTGCACCTCGCCCTGACGCTGACCGGCTCGCCCACCCAACACCCACGGCAAGGTGGCTGGCAGGGTGAGGACGCCTTCGGGTGTAGTGGTGAGGGCCAGGTCCAGGACGCGGGCCTCGTCGTCGTAATGCAACGGGTCCGCCAACTGGAACGTCGCCAGGGCTGGGACGAGCCCCGCGTCCTGCCCGTGCGGTACTGCGAACTCTTCAAACTGCCGCGCCCGCCCATACACCCGCCTCGTGCGGCCAGCGGAGCGGTACCGCAGCACTGACAGGTCGCCCGGGGCGTAGTCCCGGCCACCCCACGCTGAACCGAGTTCACGCAACGCAACGGTGGCGCCCTGCTCCCCATCAGCCTTGACCAGCAGATCGAAAACCCACTCGGCCCCGCCTCGCACATCCCGGCCCATCAGCAACCCGTCACGACCAGGCCGCTGCACATCCTGGTGCACGATCGCAGGGGCACCGCGAGAGAACGCCGCCACCTGCACCGGCAGCCCACGGCCAAACCGGAAACCGTCCAGTTCGTACTGGTGATCGTTCACGCTCAGACCCCCGATCCCGAGTACAGGCCGCGGCGCTGCTCAGTCCGCCACACCCGCATCAGCGTCGCCGCCGTCTCATCCGCCTGATTCGTGGGCACGCCATAGATGTTCGCCGTGAAGGTTCCGCCGCCGCGCTGAGTCTGAACCTGCGCAGAACCAGTCACCGCACCATCCGCACGTCCGGTCACATTGGCCGGGATGGTCATCTGCCCCAGGCGGCGCGCTGCCTCGTCAAGGATCTGCAGGTTCCTGGTCCGCATGGACGGCTTGCCGGAGATGTACGCTTCCCACCCGGTTTCGGGTTCACCCCACAAGATGTTCGCGCCACCTTGGACGATCTGCGGCACCCTCGGCACCGCGCTGCCGTCCCCAGCGATCCCACCCGCAGCGAACGTCTTGAGTGGCCCGTCGTAGATGCCGCCGTCGGCCTCGTACCGCCACGCCTCACCCACCCGAGACGGGCCAGGGGTGCGCCCATAGGACACGTTCCCGGACGCCTCCACCTGCAGGTAGATCTTCCGACCCTGCTGATCGCGGATGAACTGCGTGATCTGATTGTGAGCAGCACCGAACCCGCTGGCGACAATCTCGGTTTCGACCCGGTTCGGGATCAACCCATAATCGTCAGCGAGTTTCCGCGCCTCCTCTGCCGTGTAGCCCATCTCCCGGGCCGTGTTGATGAAGGCTTCACGCTGCTGCCGGATCGTGCTGTTGAGATCCGCGGCGGACGCGTCCTGCTCATCCATCGCGTCCGTGTGTCGCAGGCTCTGGCGGGCCAGGTCAATGAGTGCCTGTTCCATGCTGCGCTGCGCATTATCCAGATCCTCAGTGGTGGATTCCGCATTGTCCGCGACCTCGTTGTAGCGGTCGATTGCATCATTGGCACGCTGCTGAGACTCTTCCTGACGCAGCGCCGCCTCGGCCTGTGAGAGGTTGCTCTCGGCCATCTCGCGAGTCAGGTCGATGTGCTCCCGCATGGCGTCGTTCGCCATCTCGGTAGCGTTCTTCTCGTCTTCCAGCATGTAGGCGTGCCGCTGACTGGCGTCGGCAGCATCCCCGGTGGCGTTCGCGGCTTCCTCGTTAGCGCGGGCGCGGCGCTCCTGCTCCGCAGTGCCGGCAGCCAGCCCGTCCGCCTCGTCATCCAGCAGGCTGATGAATCGGCGCACCGCCTCCTCGTTGCCACGGCGTTCGCGACGCTCACCGCCCTGGGCCTCAACCCACTCATCAGTGGCCTCTATGATGCGGCGGATCGCGTCCTCTTCACCAAGGATGTAGCCAATGATGTCCTCGGTGGCGATACCGAACTGCTCAGCGCGCTCCATGATGGACTCACCGGTGCCGAAGATCGACTCCAGCCAGTTCTCATTCCGGGTCTCCGCGATGGCCGCGACGATCTTCTCGCGAGTGTCGTCGGTGACGGCCCCGAGGTCGGTCAACGTGTCGCGGTAGTCGGCGGCCCGTTGGCGGGCCTCGGCCGCGTTGGTAGCGAACACGGTCAGCGTCGCCGCCAGTGCGGAGATCGCCAGCCCGATCCCAGTGCTCATAAAGGCGCCACGCAGAGCGGTGCCCACACCTTGCACAGCGGTCCTGGCGTTGGCAGACGCCACAGCCAGGCCACCCATGAGTTGGTTCGTGCCCCCAAGAGTGGCCTGCACAGCGGACTGCTGCAGAATCCTCTGGAAGCCCCGCGCCACACCCATCACACCGTCAACGACAGGGCTCAGCGGGCCACGGAGCAGCACAAACGCGGTGGTGGCGGCCAGCACCCAGTCAGGCAGTTCCGACACCCACGTCACCACATCAGCCAGCACACCAACCAACGGGGCGGCGGCAGTGAGCAGGTCGCCCACTATCGGGATCAGGGAAGTGCCAAACGCGGAAGCCAAGTCACCGCCGGCCACCAACAGGTCGCTGATCGCCGGGGTCATCTCAGCGAGGACCAGCATTGCGGTGTCAGCGAGCAGCGTCCCGAGGTCTCCCAGAACGGGCAACAGTGGGGAGAGTGAGTCAGCGAACGCCCCCAGCATGGTGCGCACTTCCGGGCTGGTGGCCGCCAGGGCAGCGAACCCGGCCACGACCGGGTTGATCGCCCCGCCGATCACCGGAAGCGAGCGGGTGCCCATCGCGAACAGGGCAGCGCTCACGCTGGCAATGAGTGGCGCGTAGGACGTCAGGGTGTCCAACTGGGAGTTGAGGTTGGACATATCCCAGTTCTGGATGGCCTCTGCGGCGCTCTGCAGCCCAGGGGTGAGCCGGTCCAACGCCGGGGCGAACCGGTTAGAGAGGAGGTCTACCAAGGGCACCGCGGCGTCACGGGCCGCATAGAGGATGTCAGACAGCCCCATGGCCCACTCAACGAAGTACCCGCCACCCTCGGGGTCCACCAAGGGGCGGGCCAGTTCGGCGCCGAGGTCACGCCACGCACCAGCGACGAACGACACAGCACCTTGCCAGGTGTCGAGGACCATCTCAGTGGCGCCCTCGAAGTTGTTCATCATGGACTCAGCCAGGGCGTCAAGGGCCTGCTCGGCGTCGAGGCTGCCGGATGAGATCTCGTCCCGAATCTGCTCACCGGTCTTGCCCATGGCCTGCCCGATGAGGCCAGCGGCGTCCACTCCGCGCATGCCGAACATGCGCAGTTCTTCGGCGGTGATCCGGCCGGTGCCTTGGATCTGGGCCATGATCTCGGCCAGTTCGGCGAAGTCCTGGTTGGACCCACCAACGGCGGCGACACCCTCTTGCAGGGCGTCCAGGTAGGGGATGACCTTCTCGGTCTCGATCCCGAACCCGAGCATCTGGGTCTGCGCTTGAATCAGCACATCCCGCATCACCCAGGAGTTCTGACCGAACTCGTCCAGGCGGGCCATCTGATCTGCTGCACCCTCAGCGGACCCGGTGAGGGTGGTCAGGGCGGCGGTAGCAGTTTGCCGCAGCCCGTTGTACTCGATCCCGACTTTCGTCGCTGCGATACCGAGGCCCGTGACGGCGGTGGCGGTCGTGGCGAACGCGGTAGCGAACGCCTGCACACCCCGGCCAACCGCCGACCGTAGACCCTCGAACCTGCCCCGTGAGTCGTCCAGGCCGCGGTTGAACTGGTCATCGTCCAGCCGGAGGGTGGCGAAGAGTTCGCCGACCTGTAGCGCCAAATCGACCACCCCCTAAGACGGTTCGTGTGACAATGCGGGGACCATGGACAGCAGGCAGCGCACTAACTGGGGATACGGGGCAGCAATCGCAGCCACCGCCGTAGCGGCTATCGCGTTCGCGATCTGGCGGAACGGAATCGAGAATCAGCACGCCAGGGCGGCGTACTACGCAGGAAGGGAAGCGGACCCGAACAACGCCCCTGTCATCATCGCCCTAGTCATCGGCGCGCTCATCGTCGCCGGGTTGGCGTGGGGCTGGTGGCGAGCACGTCAGCGGATCGACCAGGACCAGCACTCAGGCCGACGGGGCTAGCGCTCTCGCCAGGCTGCTCTCTCGGCTGAGTAGCCCGAGAATCCGCGACCGGAGCCACGGCCACGACCGACCGGCTAGTGCCGGGTCGTCCAAGTCCACCCCGTAGATCTGAGCGAGGTCTGGGATGACCAGATCCCAATGGTCGAGGATGTCGGTCCACCCGATGCGGTGCGCATCTGAGGAGATGCGCCGAGTGGTGCCTTCGGGGACGCGGTAGTCGGCGTAGACCGGGACGCCATCTACCCAGTCTTGCGGTTCGCCGATCCCGTACTGCGCCCACTCTTCGAGGGTCTGCGGTCCTGCGGCGCTTTTGGGCCCTTCCCACCGCCGACCTTGTTCTCGGCCACGGCGTCCATGGCTTTGTCAGCGGTGGTCTCGCCGAGCACCCAGTAGTACAGGGCATACTGCCCGTAGATGTCGATGTGCGGGCCAGGAATGCCGTCGTCCACCATCTCCTGGTAGGCATCCCCCAGGGCCAGCGGGGCCAGGTCGTCCACCTCATCACCGAGCGCTTCGATGATTGCCCGCTGCTTCTCGGTCAAGTTGTCGAGGGCTTCCCCTGGACCCTTGGTGGCGATCTGCACGCTATAGGCGTAGACGGCGGTCATTTTGAGACCGTCCTCCTTGGTGGGCGGTGGCACGACATAGGTCTTGTCGCCGTGCTCCAGTTCCAGCGCAGGAGAGAGTGTTTCCAGTAGCGCGGTGAGGTTCTTCTTGGCCACGGTTGTGCTCCTTGTACGGGTTGGTACGGGTGTACGGGTGGGGGGTGGCCGGCTGCGCCCGCGACCCGTACGAACACGGGCGCAGCCGGGGCTCAGGAGCCGAGCATCGGGTTGTCGATCTGACGGCGACGGCCCTGACCAGTGATGGTCACCGACCATCCGCCGATCTGGTCGTTGCCGGTGTTCTGCCGGTTGATCTGCACCGTGCCGTCACCCTCGTAAGCCTCTTCGGGGTGCGGGTCACCAGTGGCGGGCTTGTCGTACCACCGGAAAGTCCCGGTGGCCCGGTTGCCCACGGCATCCGGCTTTGCCAGCGCGAGCAGTGCCTCGACCTCGGGCAGGAATGTGCCCTCGGCGGTGCGGTGCTGCTGGATGGTGAACCCAAGCGTCCAGGACTCGCTCAACTTGGCCTGGTTCGGGGAGCCCAGGTCGTCATACGTCGCGGCGTCCTGAGTCACCGGCGTGGTCTGCGGGTCAACGGCGGAGATGAACCGGATCGGGAGCCAGTCCTCCCCGTCCTGGATGTCAACTCCGTACTCGTAGGAGAAGCCAAACTCGGTATCAACTGGAACAGACATGGTGCGTTGCCTCCTAGGGCATAGAAAAGACCCCAACGCAGGGTGCGGAGGGGTCGGCCTTTCTTCTGGTGGGAATGCGCCCTAGTGGCGCATGAACACGAACGCGTAGTTGTCAGACCGGCGTTCGCGGGCATTGTCGTCCTGCCCCAACGGGGCGGCATACAAGTGGGCCGCACGCTGTACCACCAGCCCGCCAGGGAGGGGGAAGTGGTGGCGCCCGTGCAGGACTGGGAACACGTCATCGGCGAACTCGTCAGCCACGTCACCGCGGCCTCGGAACATCAGTTGGACACGCACTTCAGTGCCGGGCAGCACCAGGTCGTTCTCGGTGTGGTAGATCTCCACCGCCACCGCAGTGTCAGGTTGGGAGCCAAGGTCGCGTAGGAAGATCGCCCGGTCGTCGGGCCCGTAGGGTGCGGTATCGGACCACACGGCGTCGGGGACGTTCTCACCGAGCCACGCAGCAAGGCCGCGGCGAACCTGGGCCGCAGGGATCACGGCGGACATCAGAGCACGCTCCGGATCTGCCCGGCGATCAACTGCAGCACGGTGGCCCGGTTCTGCAACAGTGGCCGCTCCAGGTACTTCGGAGAGCCGCCCTGACGCATGGCCTCGTGCCGGACGATGGCGTACACCTTGCCGCCTCGGTTGGGTGGCATCTGCGGGTCGTAGTAGACCGACGCCACTAGCGCGTCGGTGTCCACGTCGGTGCCGGATGAGTCCACCAGGTGGCCGGTCTCGGTCGGTGCGGCGGCGTTCGACGCGGCCAGCACAGCCTCAGCCGCAGCACGCAACCCGGCCACCGCGCCCTGCTTGGCTTGGGTCTTCGCGAGGTCACCACGCCACTCAATCCGAGCGTTCACTTCAACCTCACTTCCGCATACCCCGGGAACCTGGGGTGCTCGAACCTCGCCACCCGCACCACCGGGGCCTCACGCTCAAACGCCGTGCCCACCCACACCGTCACCACTGACTTCTCCGGCGGGGCGTCAGCGAACTGGCAGAAGAACCGCGTGTTCGACACCACCTCAGTGCCCTCAGAGTCGATGACGACCTCACGGGCGTCCTCCAGGTACACCCCCCGCCCATCGGCAGGATCCAGGTCGTGCGGGTCGCCGTACACCGGGCCAGCACCACCCACACCTTGGAACGGGCGCACAGTCACCCTGTGCGGCAGCCACCGCGCCGGCAGACGCTTCACAGCGCCGCCCACGGTGGTGTCGGCTCACCAGCATCCTCGGGGACCACGCTGATGCTGCCGGCGCGCTGACCGCCCCGCAGAGCACGACGGTCCTCCTTGGTGATGAATAGGCGGCCGGAGGGGTTTGGGAACCGGTAGGACTCTTGGAACGGGCCAACGCCGAACTGTGAGGTCTCCACCCCCGGGGGCATGTTGTAGGCGCCCTCGTCTCTCGGGAGGGCCTCATGCACCATGCGGGCGGTGATGCGCTCCAGCGTCGACTTGCGTCCCTGCTTGAGGGCACGGTTCACGGCGGCAGGCATCTCATCCCGGAGTTTCTGGGACGCCTCGGCGATCAGTTCCAGCGCCTGGCCGTCGTCCGGGTCCAGGCCGACCTTGTAGCGGCGGTTGAGGTACTCGATGGTGGTGTAGGGCGTCTCGTCACCTTCGGGCATGGCCCACCTCCTGCAGTCGCACCGGAAGCCCGCTGGGCGGCGTCTGTGTCCAGTCGATATCCAATGCATCCCCGTCGTGGAAGCGGTGCGCCACCCGTGCGGGGCCGATATCGTGCCCCACCAGCGACGGGAGCCCTCGGTGCTCCACCAGCGACGGGACCGTGTACCAGGTGCGCCACCCGAGTTGGTCGCGGGCGTAGACGCCGATGGCGTAGTCGTAGTTGGATCGCGGGGGCCCGTTGCGGCGAATGTGACGCTCGCACCACTTGAGCATGTCCGGGATGACTGCCGTTGGCAGCAGGATCGCCGGACCCCAGTTCAAGGACCGGGTACTCATCCACGAGTGACCCTTGTCCTCAGCGTGCGCCAGCGCCCGGATGACATTCTTCTGATCCGGCCGGCCAGTGCCGGTGTAGGCCGACACCAGGCCCTCGGGTCCGACCTGCTGCAAGGCTCGCTCCAGGGAGGCCAGCAGGTTGCGAGACACCAGCACGTCGTCCTGGATCACCAGGTGCCAATCGGCGGCGCGGTCGGCGGACTCCCAGCACCGGCGCCCGGTCGCCCAGCGCTGCATCTTGTCAGCAGACGGCACCGGGTTCTCGTCATAGACGATCGGCACGGGACGATCGAGTGCGGCCTGCACCCGCTCGGCATGTTCGGCGCGCACCGGGTGCGCCATGATCGCGGCCGACAGCCGCATGGGTTTGCGGCCGGTGACTTGCAGTGTCACCTTGTCGCCGTTGACCAGCCGGTCCCGCAGCCGGTCAGGGTGCACGATCTCCAAGGTTCGAGGATCGCGGCTGACTCGCACGTGGCAAGCCACGCCATCCAGGGTGGCGTCCCAATAAGTCACGCCATAGATGCGGCGACCGTCGAGCGCCATTACCTTCGCCCGACCCGACGGTGCAACCCGGATGTTCAGGGTGCCACGGTGCGGGGTGTAGCCGAGCGCGGTGAGTGTGGCCGGGTCGACGGTCGCGGAGTTACGGCCGGTGCCGTCTTCCACAACGCCTGTGATCTGCAATGCTACGCCCCCGTTCCCGGTGCTGGTAGTCCTCTGATTTCGCGCTGGTGGCCCCATGCGTGCACCACGTAGGAGCCCGGGAAGTCCCCGGCGTCAGCGGCTAGCGGGTCGTTCCAGCGCACTGGGTACCAGTAGCGCTCGGGCAGCAGGTGCACGTCCTTGCGTTTCCTGAGCAGCGGGCTGACCGCCTTGGGTCCGGTGAGTTTGTTCGGACGGGTGCCTGGTC